ATCTCCGACATATCCGCGGTTATGACATTGCCGCGATCGCCGAGCGGGTCGGACATAAACAAATCAGCACAACCGATAGATATATCCCCTCCCGCGGGAGGATCCATAGGGAATACCCTAGCCTTGCTGCTTACTGGAATGATTTTACGAAAGTCTGGAGTTCGGAGGGATTGGATGAGTAACGGTAACCACTGGTGGGAAGGCCGAGACGCCATCCAGGCCTTCGGCAACAGAATGGTATCGGAATACGGGCAGGCGACAGGAGAGGCAATTGTCAGGGCGTTGTATGAAGAAGCCGGGGGGATGAGGCTGCGGGTACCAACCTTATCGGATCTTGAGAGGCAGCAGAGGGATGACCGTATCCGCATTCTTTTCAATGGGCGGAACCATCAGGAATTGGCCGCACGATTTGGAATCACGGATACGCATGTTAGGCGCATTTTGGAAAAAGGATAGGAAAGGAGCATGCTTGTGCGGCTTAAAACGAAGCTTAAAAAGGATCATAAAGAAGGCGACACCATGAATAAAACCGCTTTTTTGTGGTTGCCTAAAAAAATTGGCAACGAGTTTCGCTGGTTAGAACGTGCCACTTGGCAGCTGAAATATATGAGCCAGGCACCTCTATTGCCAATTGGGCAAGGCTACTCACCAAGCCAGAGGGTTTATGGGTGGGTGGCGATTAAGTGGGTATAACGATAAAGGTAACCGGTGAGGCGTGGCTTTTCGCGCCGATCCGGTTGACCGTATGGTTAGCAAAGCCTTTGTAGAAAGGAGCAATTTCAGATGATTACCGTTTTACACCATGCAGACGCCGATGGATTCGGGGCAGCTTACGCCCTTTGGAAGACGTTTGACCAGGAGGCCAAGTTCATCCCTGTGCAGTACGGGCAACCCGTGCCGGAGTTGCCGGAGGAAACGGACTGCCTGTATATCGTGGATTTCTCGTATGACCGGGAAACCACCCTGGCACTGGCCCGCAGGTTCGGGGTTGGCTCCATCGTGGTCATTGACCACCACAAGACGGCAGAAAAGGAACTGGCCGGGCTGATGTTCGCCGAGTTCGACATGAACAAAAGCGGGGCTGTTCTGGCCTGGGAGCACGGCAACCCGTTTTGGCCTGTGCCGTCGATCCTCCGCTATGTGCAGGACCGCGACTTGTGGAAATTCGAGCTGCCGCACTCGGAAGAGGTGAACCTCTACATTGCATCGCTGCCGTGGGATTTCGAGGTGTGGGACCGCTTCGATCTGCCAACCGCCGTGGCGGATGGGACGGCGATTAAGGCATTCCGGGACAACCAGATCAAGACGGCCCTCCGCGATGCGCGGGTCATTGACTTCTTCGGGCACTCAGCCCCGGTGGTCAACTGCTCGGCCAACATTTCCGAGGTCGGGCACGAACTGCTGAAGGCTCACCCTGACGCGCCGTTCGCGGTGATGTACTGCGACCGGGGAGACGGCCAGCGGAGCTATTCGCTGCGCTCGCGGGGGGATTTCGACGTGGCCGAACTCTGCCGTGAGCATGGTGGGGGAGGACACAGGGCGGCTGCTGGATTCGCCACGACTGCCCCTTTGGCTTGCTAACGCCTCGCTGAACTGGCTGCGCGCAGCTCCGATCAAGCGCCTTGTTAGCAAAAACACTGGAGGAAATATAAATGACAGCAGAATTAATTTACATGCGTGACGATGGCTCTGCCACCGGATACATGGAGCTGACAAGTAGCGACGACCCGAAAGCCGTTGCCTACATTCGAGCGGACCTAGCCGGGAACATCTCAATGCGTGAGAAGCGAGACTTATTCGCCCCTGGCGCGGAATGCGAACCGGATTTTAAGGTGCCATGCAAGGAGTGCCTGCACCACCATACGGACGAGCTTGAGTACCCATGTGCGGCATGCAAGCATTGCTAACGATATAGATCACGGGCTTGCGGCTTTAAAGCAATAGCCAAAAAACTTTAACGGAGGCAACTTTGAGTGAAGAAAATTTGAATACCCCCGCTGGTAGCAAGTCCGCCGTGGATGGGCTGGTTATGCGTAGATGTGCCACATGCGGAACAGAGAGGCCAGTAAAAGAAATGAAAGTCTGCATGGATAGCAGGCAGATGCACAGATATGTGTGCGACTCGAAATGCATGATCGAGTTTTACGCATAACAGTAGAATATGCCGACCGTGCAAGGTTGCTATGTACAGAAAACGCAGACGTGGAAGTAAAAAATTCAATGACCACATGGCCAGGGCCCGTGCAGCTAAGGAACAAAAGCGGCTCTCAGGCGACCCGCCGGAATACCCTCCAGACCTTCCGATGATACGACGCCGGATTGTTGTCGAGGACTATGATAGCGGCGAAACACTGCGCCACGAAATTGTCCTCAAGCGATCCAACCGGGTTGATTGCTATCGTGTCGAGATAGACGGAGTCCAATTGTCTGGCCGATATGGATGGTCAAAAACCCTTGAAATGCTACGAAAGGCATTTATTCGCACGAGCAGTTTTATATGAACACTCCAAGGCCCCTCACCTCGAGGGGCTTTTCTTTTACCTCCTTGGCCCAACTGTGTCTTGATTTACGGGTAGTTTGGCGGCAATGGCCTGCAAAAGGAGACCGCCATGTCCGACATCCCGGAAGAAACGTATATCCCGCCAGAAGACAACAACGACGAAGCCACCGGCATCCCTGAGGATCTGCGCGTTACGCGCCGGCGCAAGTACACCATGAGCGATGCCGCTCTTGAGCAGCGCCGCCAGGCAGCACAGCAGCCAAAACCAGGTATGCAGGGCGTGCGCAATAACTACAAGCACGGCCTTTATGCCAAGGATTTTGCCAACCGGTTAAAACCGTGCAAGTCCAGCTGCCCGAATTATCCATGTTCCATGGTCAATGACGGCATGACCGCCCCTGGTGGCGATTGCCTCGACAAATCGGAGCTGATGCAGTTTTTCCGCGCCGTGCATTCCGCGATCAGCACCCAAACCACCGACGACTTCAACGGCTACAGCGCCCTGCTTATCGCCAACAGTATGAAGATCCTGCAGGACATGCAGGAATCCATCCTCCAGGACGGCACCATACTCAAGCGCGAGAAGATGACCAAACAAGGCCTGCAGATTGAATATGTGATGCATCCGGCGCTTCAGGCCCTGCCGAAGCTCATCGCCGATCTCGGCATGCATCCGAACGAATTCATGATCACGCCCAAGGCCATCGCCAAGCAAGAAGGCGAGGAAGAGGGCCTGAAGTCCCTCGCCGATCTGATGAGCGGCGTGGCTCGCAAAACGAAACCGCAGGAAGGCAAAGGATGACATCGGCCGCGGTGCGCGCAGTGCGCCCTTCGCATGATATCCAGGAGCCGATCGCCCTGGACGATCTGAAAAAAGGCATCCTTGTGCCGCGCGAGGACTTCGAAGCCTGGATGCAAAAGTGGGACTGGACCTATCACCAGCTTGCCCGCGGCGAGATGCCTCTCGGCTTTGAATCGCTCGATGAATTCCAGCTTGCCTGCATCTGTGCCGATGCCGTGTTGTGGGCCGCCGCCTTTTTGCGAGAGCCGGACAACCCAGACCGTCCCTACAGCCTGTGGGATTATCAGCAGGAATCGGTACGCTACCCAGGCAATACCCTGCACGAGTGCGGCGCCGAGGTCGGCAAGACGCGCGAGATCCTCGTCTATCTGATGTGGAAAGCCTTTACCGAATACCGCGGCAGTGCCCTGGTCGGCGCTCCGCAATTCGTCCACCTGATGGAGATCATCGACGCGATCGAGGAGCAACTCGATTTCAACCCCGATCTAAAATCCAGCCTGCGCGAGCATCGCAAACACCCGCACCACAGCATGAAGTTCGGCAGCGGATTCAAGATCGATTTTCGCCCGGCAGGGTTTGACGGCACTGCATTTCGCGGCGTCCACGTGCGCACCGCCTGCATCATGGACGAGATTCCCAAAGCCAAGAACCCGGATATCTTCAAGGAATTCTGGCGCGCCGGCAAGCCAGACTGCGCCTACAAGCTTTACGGAACACCCGACGGCGATCGCTCCTGCGAAGCCTATCGCCTGAGCCAAAAGGCCGACGGCAAACTCGAAGAGGACAGCGATGATTTCACGAAAAGCCTTTCCTTTCGCAAATTCAAGTGGGCAAAAACCCTTATGCCGCATCCTTTCTGGAGCGAGCAAAGGCGGCGTTTCTACATCGACCAGTACGGTGGCGAAGATTCTCCAGGGTACCAGCAAAACGTCCTCGGGAACTGGGGCGATCCGGAAAATTCTGTCTTCCCCTGGCACCAGTTCTCAAAACTCCTGAAGGACCTGCCCGCCTACCGGGCGTTAAAGATCCTGGTCGATGACTCCCAGGGCGAAGTCACCATGTTTGCCGCCGAGTACCGGCCCGGACCGCCAGCCGAGGACGGCCAGCGCGGCGGATACGAAGAGACCATCCTCTTCGATCGGCGTCTGCCCAAGAGCAAGTTCGACATTCGCACCGAGATCAAGAGCCTTTTCACCGGAGCCCCGGCGCTCTGGTACGGCGGCGCCGACCTCGGCTTCAGCAAGGACCCGACCGAGATCCTGATCAAACTGAAATTCGGCAAGATCCACCGCACCATTGCGCGGGTCCAGCTCAAGGGCGTCAGCTACGATCAGCAGGCCGAGGCCATCGACGCCCTCGACGATGTCTTTGACGGCGGCAAGATGACCATGGGATGGGGCCTCGACTTCGGCAACGCCGGCAGCGCCGTGTGTCACATCCTGCAAAATCAGGAGCAATACGCCACCAAGGGATACGAAGACCGCCTCAGCGGTTATCAGTTCGGAGCCACTTACGAAGCCGTCAACGAAGACGGCGAGGTGCTGCTGGATCCCCATACGCAAAAACCCGTCAAGCTGACCGGTAAAGAGCTGGCCACAGACCTGTTGGTGACCAAGATGCAACGCCAGGAGCTCGAGTATCCGAACGACCCCGACATCATGCTCTATTACCCGAACCACACCTACCGCGAAGGCACCCGCCACCGGATCTTTAAAAAAGAAGACGATCACCTCATCGACGCCGACAGGGTATTGACCCTGCGCATCATTCTGCCGGGCGACGGCACGGAGGATATTTTTGCATGAACATGAAAGAGATTTTCCGTAAATACATGCCGTTCGGGAGCGTTTTTACCAAAGCCCCCAACGAGCCGCGCCGAACCGGCGGGTACCAGCTCCGGCCCAACGACGGGCAAGGACCGTTTACACCGTACTTTCGCAACTTCGTCCCACGTAAAGTCGAAGCAAGCTTTTATGAATTCCTGCGTGAAGCCATCCCGATTATGGATGCCGCCATCGGCCGACTGGTCTCACTTGATGGGCATATTGTCGTCAAGGGCTACAAAGACAGTCTGGTCGATGAGATACAGGAATGGATCGATCACGTCCCGGTCAACGACATCCAGCGCGGCCTGCAGGCCTACCATCAGAGCCTGACCAACGAGGCCTTTGAGCAGGGTTTCGGCCTGGGCGAATTCGTCCCCGACAAAAAGCGCCGCGACATCATCGGACTGCGGGTGGCCGACAGCAAGTTCATCAAGTTCAAACGCCGCCGCGCCGGCGGCATCGATATCTTTCAAAAGGCCGATGACGATCTGCAGTACACCATGCTCAACCCGTCAAGCCTGATGTATTTCAGCATCGATGCGGAAAACCAGAACCCCTACGGCACGCCTTTGTTCCGATCCTGCGAGTTCGTCGCGCAGATCCTGGCCACCATGCACAACAGCCTGCTCAACGTCTGGGAGCGGTTCGGGGACCCGTCGTTCTCCATCATCTACAAGACCAGCAAACGCGACGGCGCCGACCACGCCACCCGCCGCAACCAGATCGAGACGGAATTCAACACCGCGATCCGCGCCAAGCGCGAAGGCAAATCAGCCGATTTTGTCCGGGCCATCGACAAAGACAGCGACATTTCAATCGATATTATCGGCTCCGATGGACAGGAGCTTCAGCTCGAGATACCTGCCCGTCACGTGCTTGAGCAGATCGTCAGTAAAACCGGTTTGCCGCCCTGGATGCTCGGGCTGCACTGGTCGACCACCGAGCGCCTGAGCAATGCCGAGGCCGAAATGCTCCTGGCCGATGTCGCCACCCGGCAAAAGGCCAAAATGCCACAATTCGAAAAGCTGGTAAAAACCATGCTGCTGCTGCGTGGCCGCACCTGGAAAAAAGGCGACTGGTGGCTCGAGTGGGGGCAGGTCAACCTGCACGACGTCGTGCAGCAGGCCCAGGCGCGCTTCCTCAATGCCCAGGCCGATATGTACTACCTGCAAAACGCCGAGGCAGCCGGGATCACCATCGATATCAACGACCTGGCCATCGGCAAAAAATCAGCCTTAAGCATCGAAGGGAAAAAGCTGCTGCAGGCCCACCAAAAAAGCCTGAAACATAGCGGATCAAAAGAAACCCGCCAGGAACCATGGCCCGAGGTCGACGAACAAGAGGATAAATACACCAAGCGCCTGCAGCAAGACTGGGAAGCCCTGTTGTGGTGGGTCAAAGGCATCCTCGGTTTCGGTGTGCCCAAGCAGGCCAAAGCCCCGGAGGATCCCGACGTCTTTACCTTTTCACCGGAGCAACGCGCCAAGGTCATGGCTGCCATGCGCGATTTCATCGGCATCTATAAGCCCGACGATCCCGACAGCCCACTGCGCTGGTACTACGGCCAGGCCTACAGCGCCGGACTGATCCGCGCCGCCCAGCTGATCAGCCAGGATCGGCCGATCCTCGATATCATCAAAAACAAAGAGGTATTCGACACCCTTTGCGAGCAGGGTTTCGATCTGGTTAAAAACAACGCCACCAAATCTATCGTCAACAGGATCCTGCCAGAGATGGAGGCCTACGTGATCACCGGCAGCAACCCCAACGAGGTGGCCCGGCGGCTTGAAAAACTGTTCGGCGATAAAAACAGCGATTGGGAGCGCCTGGCCCGATCTGAAATGATCATGGCCGCCGAGCAAGCCAAGATCGACGAGTGGCGCGCGTGGGATGTCGAGCGGGTAGATTACGCCCCGGCACCCGATGCCTGCGATCTGTGCCAGGCCCTGCGCGGCGAATACGCCATCGACGAAGTACCCAAACCGGTGCGCGACACCCACCCTTATTGCCGCTGCAGCGTGCGGCCGGCAAAAGACGAGCTCGATACTTGAACAAACATGCACTTGAGTAACAACCATGTTTTACAACTTAAAAGGCCGGGGTCAATTGATCCCGGCCTTTTTTGGGTGGTTATTTCTATTGTATTGTGCAAAAATATTTGCAAGGTTGTGAACATTTTTGGTATCATTTTAAACAATAACCTTTACAACATATTGATTTGACGTACATATATTTTATATTTTTTTTTGCAAAAAGGGGATAATTTTGAAAGAAATTATGACACACAAATCGGGCAAATTCGTTTTTTCGAGCGAATATGACAAGCTTGAGATAATCCCATTGCTGATCCGTGCAGCCATTACCAACGAAACCATCAGCGATCTGCCCATACTCCCGGCCCTGGCTTCGTCACTCAAGCCAGAACTTTTGGTGAAATCAATTCGCGGGACGGTCTCCCTCGAGGGGAACCCATTAACAGAAGATGAGGTCAAGCAAGTCATTGATGAGCCAGACGATCTGGCAGCTTTTGACAAATTCAAAACCGAAGTAAGAAATGTTAAAAATGCCTACGATTTTATCAATAAATATCCATATGATGACGGAGTATTTATCCTCACAGAGGACTTTATTTGTCAGGTGCATAAAATTGTTACCAAGGGTCTTGATCATGGAAGGCTTACGCCGGGAAAATATAGAAATGAGGTCGTTTGGGTTGGTGACAAAGAACATGGAGGTGTATATAAGGCACCAAAATGTCTTGATGATATTAAAATGCTTATGAAGGAATTTATTGAATGGATAAACAGTGATGACATTTTAAGAGAAAATGTATTTATACGTGCCTTTTTATCTCATTA